AGAGAAAAATAAAATAACATTGTGGAAATTCTTTGCCGAGGGTGATGCGCAGGGAGTCCCATTTCGACCTGAAGAAATTATGCATCTGAAATATTGGAACATCTGGGATTTCTGGCGTGGAGCTCCTCCGTGGAAAGCATTAACACAGGATATTGAACAGGATTATCAGGCTAATGTCAGCAATACATCGATGATTAAGAATCGGTCAGTTCCGGCAGGGATTATATCATCGGAACAGATCATTAATGATGCGTCAGCTGAAGAATTGGTCAAACGGTGGGAAGAGAAACATAAAGGGTCTGTGAAAGCTGGTAAGATTTCGGTATTGGGCAAGGGAGCGAAGTATCAGCAGATAGGATTGAAACCGGAAGAAATGCAGTTCATGCAGATGTTTAAATGGAACCGGGACACTATACTCGCTCTGTTTGGACTTTCAACAAAAGTATTCGGTATCAATTCAGATAATTCAGCATTGTCGGGAAGCGATACAAAAGAAATCTTAAAATCGACCTGGGATTTAAAACTAATACCGGAAATGAGGTCTATTGAAGAAAAACTCAGAAATGATTTTTTCGGACGATTCATCCTAAACATGGAAGGCAATTTCGATATTTCCGAGATACCGGAGTTGCAAGTTGATAAAGCAAAACAGGAAGAACGGTTAAGAGAAGATATTAAAACCGGACTGATAACGATAAATGAGGCTCGAGATAAATTAGAGCTTGATCCAGTAGATTGGGGCGACGGATATTTTAAACCTTTTAATCTTGAATATATAGAAAGTGCGGAAGAAGAAGAGGAACCCTCTCCAGGAGTTCCCCCAGAACCGCTAGAACCGTTTCCGGCTGCTCCTATTACACCAGGGCGTAGTAAAAAAGCCGATACATGGCTAATAAGCTATCTAATTGAATCCGGTAAGTTATGGGAGAAATTGATAAGACGGTATACGAGCAAGATTGACAAATGGTTCTACAAAGCACGCAGTTATTACCTTGAAACATATACAAAAAGCATTAATAGATCGATCACAAAAACTTATGAAGAATTTTTATTCTGGCATGAAGCAGCCGAAGAATTAAAGGCTTTTTCGATACCGTTTTTTGATCAGGCGATTAAGCAGATCAACAATGATCTGGTAACGATATATACTAGGGTGGGATTGAGAGCGGAATTTAATATTTATGAAACGACTGTTCCTATAAGCGATATTATCAGAAACCGTATAGATAGACTTGGCGGTATAGCTGATACGATGAATAAAAGTATGGCTGAATTGATAGAACGAAATGCTGTAGAAGGATTTGACAAAGACTTACTTGCGCAACAGATACGGGATCGGTTTAAAGAGATTGAAGGTAAAGCGAAAACAATAGCAGAAACGGAACTTGGAGCCTTGAAATCGAAAGTACAGGCGGATTCATATTTTGAAGAAGGCGTGGGTAAAATACGCTGGATTCATGTACCGAATCCGGAACCAAGAGATTGGCATATTGCTCAGGATGGGATGGTACGGGATTATATGGTAGAGCCGTTTCCGAATGGATTGTTTTATCCGAGGGAAGAAGGTGCACCGGCTGAAGAAGTTATCAATTGTCATTGTGAATTTGTACCGGTAATGCGGGGAGAGGAATAAATGCCTTTACCGAAACCTAAACCGAATGAAGCAGAAGATAAGTTTATCACACGATGTATGAGCAACGAAGCAATGCAGCGTGAATATGAAGATAATAAACAACGTTTGGCTGTTTGTTTTTCACAGTGGAAACGTAGAAATAGGAGCGCAAATATGGATATTAAAAGTTTATTTGTCAAGACAGAAGGAATATATGAAAAAATAGATTTAAGCGTAGAGGATTGTATCAAATGGTTTAAAGAACATTCAGACGACGAAGGTAATGTCAAAGAAGATGTAATGCTATATGAAAATTGCCAGGTGAAGGCTGATAAGGAGGGTATGCTCTGGACGATGAGTGATGATAGCCTTGATAGAGACATGGAGCGATTTGATAGTGCCGGATGGGATTTAAAAACATTTAAAAAGAATCCTATCGTATTGTGGGGGCACAATCAAGACAGGCCCGCTATTGGGAAAGTGTTGAATCCGAAAGTCGTTGATAAATCTCTTATGGGCAGGATAATATTTTCATCCGCTGAAATTGATCCATTTGCTGCAATGATCGAAGCAAAGATTAAGGAAGGCATTATATCATCTGGGAGCGTGGCATTCAAGCCGATGAAAATTGAGCTTATAACGGACGAGAAAGACCCATGTAAGCTGATATATCGTAAACAAGATTTACGGGAATTTTCTATCTGTAATATACCATCAAATGTGAATGCAGTATACAATCCTGAAAAGGCAGCTGATTATGTGCAGGTAGGCGATGAGACTATGGCGGCCGTTACTTTCATAAATCCAGAACTGGAACAGATTAAAGACGATATAGAAGAGTTAAAAACTGATGTTGAAACTCTTAAAGATATGCAGATGAAACAGGCTGTTGAGAAAAAAGATAATACATATTTTGATAAGTTATTTTCAGAGAAAAAGGAACCTAAAACCAATTGGTTCGCAAACACTTTTTCGAAAAAATAGATTATCAAAAGACAATTTATATAAGCGAGGTAAAAATTATGGCAGATGAAAAAGAGTATGTAAAAATAGAAGATGTAGATTCAGCTGAAAAGATGAAAGATTTCGTCGATAATACAAATCTATTTATCGAGAAGCAGAAAGAAACAATTGAAACACAGGCGAAAGAACTTGAAGACGCGAAGGCCGAGAGAGCCCGGATCATAACAGACCTTGACGGAGTGATTCAGATCAATAAAAAAGATTGGTCAAAAGATGAATCCGACGAAGGTGACCTGTACAGGTTCGGTATGTTCCTGAGCGCTTTACAACACAACGACCGTAAAACACTTGTTGAACTTGGTGCATCAACAGTCAAGAATATGAACAAAAACCAGCCTGTTGTTGAGAAGGCCACAAGTGGGGTTGGAAGTCCTCTCACCGGAGATGGTCAAGGGACGGCTACGGCACAGTATCTTGTACCGCAGATAATCTATTCTCCGAATATCATGCGGACAATGATGTTGCAATCGGAGATCATCCCGAAATTTACTCACATGCCGATGACAGGCAGATTGGTAAAAATTCCGGCGGAACTCACACAGTCAAGTTTTACCCATGTTACGAATGAAGTAACAGACAAAACGGAATCTGCGCCGACATATACCTATGTCGATTTGACAGCGGAGACTTATGCTTTTTGGGTAGCAGTGACTGAAGAGTTCATGGATGACACGATGGTCGATATGGCCGCATTAATCAGGAGCTATGCGGTAGAGGCATTACAGACTTTGATCGAAGGTCAGATCTGTAATGGCAGTACCGGAGCGACAGGGATTATGCAGGAAAGTGGTTGCACTGATTCGGTTATCGATAGTTCATCGATTGAAGATATTACTTGGGACGATCTGCACGATATGATCGCGCTTTTAACCACAGGTAAAAAACGAGCCGGAGCAGCATTTATCATGCATCCTACTATCTGGGATAGATTGAGAATGTTACAAGATGGGGTCGGTCGATATTTCTTTGATTTACAGCAAGAAATCAGAAGGAGTGCTTTTGGATATCCGGTATATCTTACCGACAACACACCGGCCTTGACTGATGATGCAGCGTCAACAGCATTTGTAATATTCGGTAATCCTAAGTATGCACTCTGGGGTACTCTCCTGGGCATGGAAATGAGGTATTTCGACCAAACTTATTACACGATGCTGGTGGATGAAAACTTTTTCAGGTGCAGAGTACGGCAGGCTTATGATGTAGGTTTACCGGGCAACTTTGTACTGTTGAAAACAAATGCATAAACATAATCCCCGGGGCAACCCGGGGCCTATGTAATATAATAGGATTATGGAGGTAGAATCATGGGAGCAAACACTTTTTTGAAGGATGCTGATAGTTTTGGGCATAAAGTACAATCAGCTACAACTACCGCGGTGACAGTCAACATTGATGGCAAGTCGGGCAGACGGATTGCAATTAGGGCGTTTGGATTCACCAATTCGGATGTCGCTACATCATTGTATTTTCTACAGGTCATGGCAAAAACGACAATCGCAGCAACAGTAGCCAGCGGCCAGGGTTCGGTGACATTAACATCGGTGACTATCGGTGGTACTACATCCGGCACAGTAGGGTCACTCGCGGCGAATGATTATTGTGTCTATGAACTGGATAATGGAGACCTGCATTTTGACAAGGTATCATCGGTGGCTGGGTCATTAGTGACACTTGCTGCTGTTTTAACCGATACCATCGCAGCCGGTCAGACGGTCTGGGGATTAGGAGCGCCTGGAGACCAGGGACAGGTTGAGTATCTTGTGGCGGCTTCGACACAGACTACAAATGAGCTTGATGGCGGATTAATCTATGCACGATCAAAAAATGATCCGATGATAGTAGTCTTTGAATCAGACGGCCAGACTCAGGTATCATC